GCCCCGTTCTCGGCATCGAACTCGATTATCAGCCGAACGGCCAGCGGGATTCCCGCAACCCTGGAAATCCATCATTGGACCGCTGGGACAACACCAAGGGCTACGTGCCGGGCAATGTGTTCGTGATCTCGATGCGGGCCAACGTGCTCAAGAGCAATGCGACTGCTGCCGAACTGGAGGCGGTGATGCGGTATGCGCGTGACGGCATGAACTTCATGAGGCTGGTCGCGTGAAAGAACTCGTGGTCCCCCATATGCCGTCGCTGGCCGACCTGCCCGAAGCGATGCAATCGCTCCGGACTGAGCGCGAGCGGCTGTTCGTTTGGAACTACATGTGGAACGGGGGCAACGGCGCCGCGGCCGCGCGCGTGGCGGGCTACTCCGACGTCAAGGACGGAGCCAAGGTTCGGGCGCACGGGCTCATGGTGCGTGAGGACATTCTTGAGGCGCTGCGGGCGCTGGGGACGAAATACTTGTTCAGCCTTCAGCCGCTGGCGCTGGTGAAGCTGCGCGAGCACCTGATGAGTAAGAACGAGAAGATTTCGCAGAAGGCGGTGGACATGACGCTGTCGCGCACGGGGCTGAGCGAGCGGACGGCGGTGGATTTGAACCTGAACGGCGAGGTGCGGGTGGTCGACCATGAGCGGGCCGCGGTCGCGGACCTGAAGCGGCTGCTCGAGCTCGGCGTTCCCGAGGCGAAGCTGATCGAGACGTTCGGCTACTCCGGGCTGTCGCGGTATCGGAAGTTGTTGGCCGAGCAGGCGAAGCAGATTGAGGCGCAGGTCGAATGACCGCGGCACCTGCCGTTCATCTTGCCGAGAACGTCGAGGAGGGCCCGGACCCGAACGACGTTCGCCGACACGCCAAGCGCATGTTCACCGAGATGCAGTACCGGCAGAAATACCGGCGCATCGATTTCTACCGGCCGAACGACAAGCAGCGCGAGTTCCACAACTCGCTGGCCAAGGAGCTGATGCTCCGGGCCGGCAACCAGCAGGGCAAGACGCATGCGGCCGGCGCGCAGATGGCGATGGATGCGCTGGCGCTGTACCCCGAATGGTACGAGGGGCGCCGGTTTATCAAGCCGCCACCGATCGAGCGGCCGATCGACTTCATGGGCTGGGCCGCCTGCACCAGCCAGGTGAAGACGCGCGACGGCGCGCAGTTGAAGCTGCTCGGCCCCGTCGGCGATGAGGACGGCATGGGCACCGGGCTGATCCCGCTCGACAACATCACCGGCCGCCCGATCATGGCGCGCGGCGTGTCGGATTGTGTCGACTCGATTTCGCTGCGCCGCGAAACCGGCGGCAAGGCCATGATCCGGTTCAAGACTTACCCGATGGGCCGCGAGGCCTTTCAGGGCGAGCCGGTCGACGTGCCGTGGCTCGATGAGGACGTAAGCCGCGAGGACGCCTCGATCTACGGCGAGGTGCTGGCGCGACTGACCACGACCCGCGGCCGCATCATCTGCTCGATGACTCCGCTGCTCGGCCTTTCGCCGTTGCGCAAGCGCTTCAAGCAGAAGCTCGGCTCGAGCATGCAAGAAGTTCTGATGACGATCTACGACTGCGCGGTCTCAAAGGGCGGGCATATCCCCGACGAGGAGATCGAGCAGATCATCAAGGACACGCCGGAAAGCGAGCGCGACACCCGCATCTTCGGCGCCGACATGGCGGGCGAGGGCGCGGTGTTCTCGGTGCCGACCGAGCGCATCAAGCACAGCAGGGACGTCGCCGAAATACCACCGTACTGGGCCTGGGGCTGGGGCTTCGACTTTAGCCATGGCGGCCTGTCGGATTCGGCGCACCCATTCGCCGCGGTGCTCGGCGCCTGGGATCGCGACAACGACGTGATCTACATCGTCGACGCGAAGCGCATGGCCAAGGCGCTGCCGATCAACCACTACGAGGCGCTGCACAAGCACCCGTATTTCAAGGCACCCGTGCTGTGGCCGCACGACGGCGGCACGCACACCGCGGCCGGCATTACGATCGCGGCGACCTACAAGAAGCTTGGCTTCAACATGCTGGCCAAGCATTCGACGTTCCCGGACGGCGGCTATGATTTCTATGCCGGGATCGAGGAGATGGAGACCCGGTTCGCGGCCGGAAAGCTCTTGATCGCGCGGCACCTGACCGAGATTTTCGACGAGTATGCGGGCTACCACAAGGAAAACGGGCAGGTTCACAAGGTCGACGACGACCTGCTGAGCGCGATGCGGCAGCTCGTGATGGGCCGACGCTTCATGAAGTCCGTGACCGACATTCAGGCCAAGTTCGCCCCCCGCGCCTCTGACCGCGGTGCGGTCGCCGCCGGCCTCGATTTTCCCCTGTTCTGACCAGTGCGTTGCTGGTCTTTCGGCCTCCCCGCATCTTCGCGGCGCATCCTTCAGGAGACGCCGCACATGAGCGATACCGCTCCGACCACTGCCGCGACCGACGAGACAGTCCCGCCCGCCGCTGCCGATCCCGAGACCGCTTCAACCAACGAGCCGGCAGCCGCGAGCAGCGATCAGGCCGCGTCATCCGATGAACCCGCCGCGCCCGCGTCCGCCGCCGACCAGCTCCGCGCCGCCGAGGACAAGTATCTCGGTCCCGACGTGCCGCGCGTCGACGGCAAGGTCGAGGAGGGCATTGGCTCGAAATTCCGCAACATTCCCGAGGAGCATCGCGCGCATCTGATCGCGCTGCGGGCGCTCGCCGTGATCGAGGCCGAGGTGCTCGCCGCCAAGAACGCGCTCGCCGCGGCCGAAGCCAAGGTCGAGCACGCCGTCGCGTCTGTCGAGGCGGCGGCGGCCAAGGTGATCTGACCCATGCCGCTGCCCGGCGTGTCCGCAGCCTTCGATCTCGGTCTCGGCGACATGCTCAGCCAGCAGCAGCAGGACGAGACCGACGACGAGCGCAAGAAGCGCCTCCGCGGCATGTCCGACCGGCAGACCATGGGCGGCTTGTTCGATTTCGGCCGCACGGGGATTGCCTCGATCGACTTGGCGATGCCGGGCGCCGGCATGGGGAGCATCGGTGGCCGCCGTTAGCGCATTGATGACCGGCGAGCAGCTTCGGACGTCCTGGCAGGGCCGTGCACTGGCCTCGACGAACGGCAAGGGCTCGATGCTCGCCGTGCTGATGTCGCTCCTCGCCGACGCGCACGACGAAGTTCTGCCGTTCCTGATGCGCGCGGTGTTTCCGGAGTGGCATGGCGTCTACACGCCGTTCCTGTGCTCCTCACCGAAGATCGACAAGGCCGGCCGCGTCATCGCGGACGTCATGCTGAAGGGCGGGGTGAAGCAGGTCGGCTATGTGGTGTTCGAGAGCGAGACGCAGATGCAGGACGTGTTCCGGCGGCTCGCGGACTGGCTGAAGCTCCCCGATGCAGAGCGCGTCGAACTGTTCGACGCAGTCAGGGCCTGGGTTAAGGCCGACATGCGGCTCGACCCGACGATGGACCGCGCCAACCCTGACGCGAAGCGGCTGGTGGTGCACTGATGGCGTATGACCTCGCCACGGCATTCGACCGCCGCAAGAAATCCGGCAATCGCGACATCTCCACCGAGGAGCGCGAGACCTGCCAGCGCCTGATGGCGCGGTTCACCGAAAAGACGATCTGGCGCAACGTCCACGCCGCGCAGTGGGAAGAAGCTTCGCGGCTGATCTGGCCTGAAAGCCGGAACACGTTCTACTACGGCACTTGGAATTGGCCGGGCCAGAAGAAGACCCAGCAGCAGGTCGACGCCAGCGGCATGCTGGCGCTGCACCGTTTCGCCGCCATCGCGGACTCGCTGCTCACGCCGGCTAACAGCCAGTGGCACGCGCTCGAGGCCAACGACGACTACGTGATGAAGGACCGCGCCACGCGGCTCTATTTCGACCAGGTCACGAAGCTGCTGTTCAAGTACCGCCGCAACCCGCTCGCCAACTTCCGCGGCCAGAACAACTCGAACTGGCGCTCGCTCGGCGGCTTCGGCAACGCGACGATGTTCATCGACGCCTTCGACGGCCGGCAGCATCACGGCTTCAAGGGCCTGCGCTACAAAGGCGTTCCGCTTGGCGAAACGTTCTTCGGCGAGAACCATCAGGGCGTTGTCGACGACATCGACCGCTGGTTCCGGCTGACCGCGCGGCAGGCGGCGCAGAAGTGGGGCGAGGACGCGCTGCCGACGCAACTGCACTCCGCGCTCGAGAAGGGCAGCGAGTGGCCGTTCAACTTCATCCACTGCGTCCATCCGCGAGGCGAGGACGAATACGATCCGGGCCGGCTCGACTACCGCGGCATGCCGTTCACGTCGTACTACATGTCGATCGAGGGCGGCTGCCTGATGCAGAAGCCCGGCGGCTATCGCACATTCCCCTACGCGACCAGCCGCTACGACCAGGCGCCGCGCGAGGTGTACGGCCGCGGGCCGGCGCAGATGGTGCTGCCGGCACTGAAGACGCTGAACGCGCAGAAAACCGTGTTCCTGAAGCAAGGCCACCGCGCCGCCGATCCGGTGCTGCTCGGCGCCGACGACGGCCTGACGAACATGAACATGACGCCCGGCGCCTACAACGCCGGCGGCGTCAATCCCGACGGCAAGGCACTGGTGCAGACTTTGCCGACCGGCAAGATCGACATCGCCAAGGAGATGATGGCCGAGGAGCGCGGCATCATCGACGACATGTTCCTGGTCACGCTGTTCAAGGTGCTGTCCGAGCACCCGAGCATGACCGCGACGCAGGTGATCGAGCTCGTCAACGAAAAGGGCATTCTGGTCGCGCCGACGCTCGGCCGGCAGGAAACCGAGTATCTCGGCCCGATGATCGAGCGCGAGATCGACGTGCTCAACTCGCTGAACCTGCTGCCCCCGATGCCGCCGCGGCTGCGCGAGGCGCAGGGCGAATATCAGGTGGTCTACACCTCGCCGCTGGCGCTGTCGCAGCGCGCGCAGGCCGCGGCAGGCTTCATCCGCACGGTCGAGACCGCGAAGGAAATCGTCAACATCACGCAGGACCCGAGCTACCTCGACCCGTTCGACTTTGACACGGCGCTGCCCGAGATCGCGCAGATCCAGAACACGCCGGAACGCTGGATGGCGGGCCCGGAGCAGATCGCGGCGAAGCGCCAGACCCGCGCCAAGGCGCAGCAGCAGCAGGCGCAAATCCAGGCATTGCCCGCGCAGGCGGCGATGCTCAAGGCGCAGGCCACCGTCGCCAAGAACCAGCCCGGCCTCGGCACCCGGGGCATTGGCGGGCCGCAGGCGGCAGCGTAGCGCATGTCGGACATCCACGCCGTCAACCAGCAGAAGCAGCGCGCCTATCACGCGCTATTCACGTCGCCGGGCGGCCGCGAGGTGCTCGCCGATCTGATCCCGTACTGCTTCGGCCGCAAGTCGACGTTCGACCCGGATGCGCGCGTGCACGCCCGCAACGAGGGGCGCCGCGATGTCCTGATGTACATCGTCGAACTGACCAACCTGACGCTCGAGGAAATCTACCAACTGCGCGGCTTCGCGCGCCCCATCGCCCAACAGGAGGATACCGATGGCTGACGGCTCGACCACCACCACGACCACCAGTCCACCGCCGCCCCCGCCGCCGCCCGCGACGCCTTGGTACGAAGGCAAGCTCGACGCCGAGGCGCTCGGCCACATCGAGAACAAGGGCTGGAAGAAAGACGATCCCGTTGACGTGGCGATCAATGCCACGAAGCAGGCGCGCGAGTTGCAGCGCCATTTCGGCGTGCCGCCCGACCAGCTTCTGAAGCTGCCGAAAGACACCACCGACGAAGCCGGCTGGAAGGCGGTTCGCGAGCGGCTCGGCATGCCGAAGGAGGCGAAGGATTACGATTTCACCGGCGTGAAGCGCGCCGACGGCAGCGACCTCGATACGGCCTTCGCCGACACGCTGCGGGCCGCGCTGCACAAGGCCGGCACCGCGAAGGACGCGGCGCCCGAGATCGCCAAGGCGGTGGTCAAGAACCTCGACGACCAGGCGGCCGCAGCAAACACCGAGCGCGCCGCCAAGATCACGGCCGAGCGCGCCGATCTGCTCAAGGAGTGGGGCACCAATTTCGAGTTCAACCGGCTGCAGGCCATGCAGGGCGCCAAGCGCGCGGCCGGCAGCGATGAGGCCGCGGCCAAGCTGATCGACGCCATGCAGAATCAGATCGGCTACAAGGCCACCATGGAGTTCTGGCGCAAGATCGGTGCCGGCACCACTGAGGACACCTTCGTCGACACGAACACGGGCGCGAACCCGACCACACGCAATGGCGCGGTGGCGCGGCTCGCCGAACTTCAGGCCGACAAGGCATGGACCGAGCGCTATCTGAAGGGCGACGCCGCTGCGCGCCGCGAGATGGATAGCCTGATGACCCTGATTCACGGAGCCGCCGCATGAGCGAGACCGCCCAGACCACCGAACCGACTGCGCCGGCTCCGAAGCCAGCAAGGCGCCGCCGTGCGGGCCGCGCAAGACCGGCCGCCGAGCCTGCCGCGCCGCGCAAGACCAACGAACTCGCCGGCATCGGGCCGAAGACCTGCCCGACCGCGTGCACGCCGGAACGGTGCGTCATCTCGACCGTCGGCGTCTGCAAGCATCCCTACATGGTCGGCGATGCCGGCTGCGGGCAGATCACGCTGCGCAACCGGGAAGCCGCCAAGAAAGTGCTCAAGCGTCAGAAGATCGACGCCTGACCCAAGTGCGTTGCTGGCATTCGGCGCGGGGCTAAATTCGCCCCCGCTGAACGCCAAGGACCCGCAAGGACACTCCTGTTCAGTACGACTACGGCCCCCTTTTGGACACGGCCGAACCTGATTGGCCCGCCGCGCATCTCGCGCAGGCACACGGCCACCACCGTTCGGATCATTCCAACAGGCGAAGGGCCATGTCCGAGAACCTCCCGAAATTGGCAGTCGAGACCTTCTCGACGATCCTGCAGCTCAAGCTGCAGCAGACGCAATCCATGCTGCGCGGCCGCGTGATGGAAGGCCAGCACGTCGGCAAGCAGGCCAGCCCGATCGACTACATCGGCTCGGTGCAGATGAAGGCGCCGGTCGGCCGCTACTCGCCGAACCAGCCGCAGAACACCGATTTCACCCGCCGCTGGGTGACGCCGGTCGACAAGGAGGCCTACCAGCTCATCGACTCGTTCGACAAGCTGCGGCTCCTGATGGACCCGCAGTCGCAGTATTCCAGCGTGGCCGCCGCCGCCGTGGCCCGCGAATGGGACGACCGGATCATCGGCGCCGCCTTCGCGACCGCGACCATCGGCGACTCCACCGGCATCGGCACCACGACCGAGAGCTTCAGCACCACCAACTGGCAGATCGCCTCGACGTTCGGCTCCTCGGCCGCGTCGGGCCTGACCGTCGCCAAGATGATCGAAGCCAAGCGCGTCATGCGCAAGGCACAGGTGCCGGTCGACACCGAACAGTTGACCTGGGTAACGAACTCGCAGGGTGAGAGCGATCTGCTCAACCAGGTGCAGGTCGTCTCGACCGAGTTCAACGACCGCCCGGTGCTCACCGACGGCAAGGTCACGCGGTTCCTCGGCTGGGACATCTGCTACAGCGAGCGCCTCACCTCCTCGTCGAACCTTCGCCAGAACATCGCCATGGTGAAGTCCGGCGCCTACCTCGGTATCTGGAAGGACACCGAGAACGACGTCGATCGCCGCCG